TCCGACAGGCTGACATCGTGCTGGTGAAGAATGCCAGCGGCAGCGACGTCGGCCGGTTCGAGGTGCTTGGAATCGACGGGGTCATCGTCACGCCAGATGACGCCTTGATCGAGTTCCAAAATCAAGTCGCCTTGCGCGGCATCACGCCGTCAGGAAACACGCATGCCGGGAAGTTCGTCATCTGCCTGGACCCAATCGCCAATGGCAAGATTGGACGAGCGTGGGTGTCGGGCGTTTGTCAGGTTCAGGTATCCATCGCAGACGCGAGTCACAGATTCTGCGACGTGTTCAACGCCGATCGCTCAAAGTTGAAATCGCGCGCTGGTGGATCGGCACGCATTCTCTACAAGCAAAACAATGGGCCCGGATTGACATGGTGCGTCGTGCGCCTGGGCGATGGCGGCGATTCCGTGCGGATTGGCAAGGTCGAAGCCGATTGGTCTCGTGGCACTTGCGCAACGGTCACAATTTGGGAATCAGGGTCCGGCTGTGAGCCAACACAAAACTCCCCGGCCGAAACAATCGAAGATGTCACCAATCTGTCGCAAGACGTTCCGGCCAACTCCTGGGTAGTGATTGGCCGAGGGAACAACAGTCGCTGGTATTTGATCGAGTCCGGCTTCGACGGGGAGTGCCGAAAAACAATCGGCGGCGAGGACATCACCAAGTGGCCCGGCTGGAATGGAGAGGTCGAGCAAATCCTCGGCCACGACGCGAGCGGCTGCCTGAAGTGGTTCGACATCGCTAACTGCCAAGCGTCATCACCGGGCGGTGGCACTCCATGACTCTGATCTCATTCCAAGACGGCAAGCCCGTCATTCGTGACGGGAAGGTTGGAGCTGAGCAGGCGTGCTGCTGTGAGTGTGGCCGCTGCATCATCGACGGTGCATGGGATTGCCGCTACACAACTAAAGCGCAGTGCGAGGAATGTACAACCACGTACTACTGCGAAAACATGGAAACGGCCGAAACATCGGTTGTTGCGGATTGCAGCGAGTGCGTTGGCGATAACGTGTTCTGCTACGGCGTCAGCGAAGGGCCGTGTGGAATGTGGGACTCAAACGCTCCATGCGAGCCTTGCCCGTGCGACCAAAACTCCGATTGTCCTGATGGGAAAATCTGTTGCGACGGCGTGTGTAGCGATCCGCTGTGCCCTGAGACCAAGTATTACCACATCGTTTTTCACATTCCTGCGGTCCCTGGACCTGCTGGCACGTCCAAGGTTTGCGAGATTGTTGTGCCGCAATGTGGAGTTGCCGTAATAACCCGCGTCGTTTCGTACGGGCCGTTCTCAAGTTGCTCTGTTGGTGTTTCGGCAGAAATCGGCGAAGGCTGCGTTTTGCAAAACATCGTCGTGACGCAGAGCAGCGGCGGCGCTTGCGATGACAACAAACCGACATTCGTGGAAATCGTTGAGATTGAAGAAGCCGACTGCCAGACGGTGTTCATACCAGATTGACCATGGCAAAGATGCAACTGACGCCGATGCAGTGCACGCCGCACAATGACGGCTGGAAGTGCGTCTGCCCGTGCGGCTACGTGACGCATGCAAATGCTGGCACGGCATACCACGTCTGTGAGACAAGCAAGCCGCGACCGCATCCGGGACTAGCCCAGAAGGCCGCCAACTTCGCCACCTCGGCCGCGAAACACCTCGCCGCCGGGATGCCCCAGTGCAGCGACGAGGAGCGAGAGCGGCGGTTTGCCATCTGCCAGGGATGCGAGTTCTACGACGGCTCGGCGTGCTCGAAGTGCGGTTGCCCTGTTGCTCGCGAGCGGAAATGGCTGTCCAAGCTCTCGTGGGCTGGAGAATCCTGCCCGGTTGGAAAATGGTTGGCAGAAGTGAAACAGCCTGAAAGTTGATTTGCCAGACACGCAAGGAGGCACGAATGCCAAAGGGTAGCAGGCTCGTGGATCGAATCGCCGCGGACGTGCAGTCGCACACGCGGAGGCCGACCGGTTTCTGGGGCAGGCTCACGCCGGAGCAGCAGGAGGAGCTGCTTGAGGTGCGGCGGCTGTTTCAGTCCGGTGCCTTACGTGTTGCCGGCAACACGCTCGCCAAAACGCTGAAGGCACGGTGCGACGAGGAAGGCATCCCGGTTTGTGGCCACGATGGACTACGCGAATGGCTGGCAAGAAAAGACTGACCGCCCGCGTGCTCGAAACGCTGCCCGACCCGACGCCTGCCGCCGACGCGGAGCAGGTGCAGGTCAAGACGCGCGCCGACGGCGACACGATGGAGGCTCGCTCGACCAGCCGGACGATCCGGACGGTCGAGGACTTGCTGAACCACATCCAGGCCGACATGGCCCGTTACGAGGTGGCGGCGTCCGAGGCGACGAAGTGGGAGTGTGCCAGCGTCGACAGGAGCACAGGCCAGCCGATCGTCACGGAACTGTTTCGCGTGTTCGTAAGGCTGAAGCCGAAGCCGGGGCCGACCGTCCGTGAGTGCGTCGAGGCGATGATCGAGGCGGCGAAGGGTGACATCCGCAAGCCGATTGTGCCGCGGCCCAGGCCCGTCAAGACGAGCGACCGGTGGGCGGTGCTCGTCGTGGCTGACCCGCACTTCGGCAAATACTCGTGGCGGCGGACGGCAGGGCACGACTACGACCTGGACATCGCGGCCCGGCTTGTCCGCGAGGCGTCGGCGGAACTTCTAGACGTGGCGGCACGGTACAAGCCTGGACGGCTGACGGTGGCCACGCTCGGCGATCTTTACCACTACGACACGCCAAGCGGCACGACGACCAGCGGCACGCCGCTGGAGCGAGACGGCCGGCTGCAAAAGATGCTCAACAGCGGGACCGATTCGCTCCTGGCGATGATCGACGCCGCGGCCACAGTCGCCCGGTGCGACACGCTGGTGGTGAACGGCAACCACGACGAGACGCTCACATGGGGATTTCAGCGGATCCTGCTCGAGCGGTTTCGCAACGACCGACGGGTGACGGTCGAGGAGGAATACACGCCGCGGAAATACCTCACCCACGGGAAAAACCTCCTCGGCTTCTGCCACGGCAACAAAGCCAAGCGGAAGCTGCCGCAGCTGATGGCGATTGAGGCTGCCCGCGAGTGGGCACGCTGCCCGTACCGCGAGATCCATACCGGGCACCTGCACCACCAAGCGGCCGAGTGGTCGCGGCCGATCGAGACCTATGACGGCGTGTTGGTTCGCGTGGCCCCCGCTCTGTGCCCTCCCGACGACTACCACGCCGTCGAAGGATTCGTCGGAAACCGGCAGGCGATGGAACTGTTTGTCTACGACGCGTCCGGAGGGCTCACCGCGATGCACGTAGCCGGACCGAAGATGGCAGCATGAAGGAGAACCCAGTGCAGATCATCGACGAACGCAACCGCACGCCGCGGCCATGGGTCTACATCGCGTCGCCGTACACGCGCGGCGACCAAGCGTGCAACACCCGCTTTCAGCTGCGCATGTGGGACGCTCTCTTCGATGTCGGAGCGGTTCCGATCGCCCCGCTGTGGAGTCATTTTCAGCACCTGCACAACCCGCGGCCCTACCGTGACTGGGTCGAGTACGACAACGAACTCATCTCGCGGTGCGACGCGTGCCTGCGGTTACCGGCGACCGACGAGGGCACGGGCTACGTGCAGCACGAATCGAGCGGCGCAGACGCGGAAGTGACGCTGTTTCGGTCGATGGGGAAGCCGGTGTTTCACGACTTCTACTCGCTCAAGAAATGGATCGACGACCTGGCGGAGGCTCACGCGTGAAGATCATCGGATTTGCAGGCCGAATCGGTTCCGGGAAGACGCTCGCCGCGTCGATGGTGCCGGATGCCCACTGTCTCCAGTGGGCCGACCCGATCTACCGCGGCCTTTCGGCAATGTTCGATGTGCCGGAAGAGGTGCTCCGCAACCGCGCCCAGAAGGAAGCCGGCTTCGCCTGCGGCGAGATCGAGGTCGTTCCTCGCGACCTGCTCCGCACCCTCGGGACCGAGTGGGGCCGCGAGCTCGTCCACCCGGACCTCTGGGTGTCCCTGACCATGGCCCGGATCGACCGATTGCACGACCAGATCGGCGCCGACACGTTCGCCATCTGCGGGACGCGATTCCCGAACGAAATCGCGGCGATCCGCGACCGCGGCGGGGAGGTGTGGTGGGTTGACCGCCCCGGGCTTCCGATCGGAACGCATTCGAGCGACTTCCGGATCGGGCCGGACGACTGCGACGATGTGATCCTCAACAGCGGCACCGTCTCGCAGCTGCGGCACCGCGTGCTCGGGGCGTGGGCCGCATACACCGGGAGTATTCCATGTCCGGTCCGCTGATTGCCCTGACGGGGCTGATCTACGCCTACGTTGCCGCGGAATTGGCGTGGGCAGGAAAGCCCGGACTCGCCATCGCCTACGCCGGCTACGCGTTCGCCAACATTGGTCTCTTTATCGCCGCCACGAGGTGACCCATGCGAGCCGTCTGCGACCTCCCGCCCGAAACCTGTGCCTGGATGGAGTCCGTGCTCCGCGAGCTTGAGCACGCCGAGATCGAGGTTCGGTTGATCGACGCGGAGCAAGCCGATTGCCACGGCAGCCCGGTCGGGGGCTACTTCGACGAGGACCAGGCCGAGTTCGTCGTGGCCACTGGCGGCCGGCAGGAACTCTGGCTTTCCGTGTTCCTGCACGAGTACATGCACTTTCGGCAGTCCCAGGCGGCGACTACGGCATGGACGGCCAAGCTCGCCGGCGGGGCCTGCCCGCAACAGGCGTTCGACGCGTGGCTGGCCGGGGTGGTCGAAATGACGCCCGAGCAGCTTCGGGCGGCCGTCGGGCTCGTGCTGACCATGGAGCGGGAGTGCGAGACGATGGCCCTGGAGACGCTCCAGGGGACTCCAGAAATCCCGATTGACCGGGAATGGTACATCCGGGCGGCGAACGTCTACCTCGGCTTCTACGGCGTCGTGATGCGGACGCGGCGGTGGTACGACCGGTCGCCCTACTCCCGGCCCGATCCGCTGGCGCTCGTTCCAGGCGACCGGCTGCTGTCGGTCAACGAGGCGATGGCGCCGACGCCGGCGTTCGCCGAGGCGATCCGCGAAACGTGCTACCTACAGGCGGGGCTGCGCGTCGTGGGGTGACGGATCATCACGCTGACGTCAGTGAAATGGTCATTCTTCGATGACCGTTGTTCACTGAGGCACGAGTTTCGCCTTCTCTAGCCGTTCGCGAGTTTGCGATGCCTTGCCGTAGACGAACACGCCTGCGATTGCGGCGGCGGCTGATGTGGCGATGGCGGCACCTGCCGAATCGTGCCCAGCCAGTGCGCACCAGACGCCACCGCCGACGAGCGCTAAAGCGATGATGAGTCCGCAAGCCATTCCGGCAAAGCGTGCTCGCTCGCCACTCTTCACAACCATGGCCTCAAGTGCCATGCGATGATGGGCTTGGTCATCGATCGTCTTCAGCATTCTCGCCCCAGCCCCGGGGTCGATTTCATCGAGTTGGCGGTAATACTCGGCAGGGATTGGCCCGGTAAACGTGACGCTCTTCTGTACGAGCATGCCACCGCGGCTTGCGGGTACACCCTTGTTTTGAGTCATTCGGCGTTCGTGCCTACGCGACTTTCGCCTTCGACTCAATGGTCGCGCTCCCTGTGACCATCGCAGCGTCGGCCAAGATCGCCATGACGTCGGAGGCCAGTGCCCTCCTGTCTGCATCGCCTGGGGAAAGGCTCGTGTTGTACTCGGTCATCGTGCCGGCGAAGTCGAACAGACGCGCGACACCCTCAACGAATGAGGGAATCGCGTACATAAACGTTGTCAATTGGCACTGGCTGAACAAGGGGACTTCTCCTAGCCAGATTCTACGCATTCACGAGCGCCCAGCAAAAGGCCGCATTTTCACCGGATTCCTCGCGAGATCGCGTGATAGACCATGCTGCGGTTTTCGACGCCGCCAGCGTCTTGCGGTCAGTCGTGGCACCACCACCGCACAACCCGAAGAACCCATACCCAGACGAGCGCGATCGCCATGGCAGCGGCGCCATTGGCCAAGTTTTGGTTGAAGCTCCCGTTCTCTGTCGGGGTGTTGTATCCGACTGCCGTGTACCCCATGCCGACGATCATCAGGCCCCAGGCAAGCAGTTGCTGAAGCTTGATCCACTTCGCGGTTTTCTCAACAGTGACGTGGCCGCGGATCTTGTCTGCCATGGTTTCCTCCGTTGGTGAATGTCGGTCTGACACGCAGGCCGACAGAAAGGCCAAGCTGTCACCGCCGGATCTTCGCCTCGACGATCGCGCCTGGGCTGCGCTCGGCTTCCTCTCGTGTCTGGTCCCAGACGTTTCCATACTCGGGCTTGATCCGCGTGATCCGGACCGCGACCCGTGTGGTCGTGTCCTGCACCGCCAGCATCCAGGTCGCCGGGGCTATTTCCGATTCGCGGATCGGCTTCTGGCTCGTTGCCCGCAGGATGTTGTCGTCCCCGTGCATCACGGGCTCACCGAATGAGTCCCAGCACTGAATTTCGACGTCATACGCCTCCACCGTGCGGTCGCTGAGGTTGCACGCATACACCGTCACTTCAGGCACTCCGATGCTGTTTGGTTCCAGCACTACGCCACCGATGAGGAGCGGTCCGCCATGCCGAATCTTCTCCAGGGCAAACTCCCCTGGTGTCAAATCTTCGCGCAGCACGGGATTGTCCTCGTCTTGGTCGGCGCGTTCGCCGTGAACTCTGTTGGCGACACGCCGGGCACGCTCCAGGTAGTCCGATGCACTTCGTGCCCGCGCGCGGGCCAACTGCCGCTTGGCTTCGGTGACCAGGTCGCGGGCCTTCTTGGCCGCCTCTGTGTTTCGCTGGGCGAGGGCATGCTGGAGCAACCCTTGGCATGTGGCGAGCTCACGCTGCGCTGCCTCGACGTCGATTCGGTGGGCCATCTTCGCAAGGCCGGCGGCACGTTTCTCGGCGGAAGGCTCGGCCGCGTGGCCCGTCGCGAGAACGACGCAAACTGCAACTGCGGCGGCGAAAACTGATCGCATGGGGAGTACCTCCTGTCGGTGGGAATATCCTACCCAGCGCGTCAACCGGCCGCCCTTCTCCCGTTACCCGGAGGACGCGGACCCAACTCCCGTGGCCCTGGCAGTCCGTTTCCGGTCTGCGACTGGTCCTCGTAGGACTGCCGAAACACCGCTGGCGTGTTCCCGAGGTGCCGGTGCCCGGCCCCGCGGGCCTGGAGCTCGACGTCGGTGCCGCTGCCCCTGCGGATCCACTTCCACGTCCCGGGCCGGATACCGGCCCGGTGGACAAGCCGCTCCACCTGATCGCGGAACGTCTCGCCGCTCGCCGGCCACGGGCACACGAGCGACCTCGGGCACGCCTCCAGTGTGGACCGCAACGCCTCCATCGTGGTGCCCGACAACCGGAACGACGACACCTTCCCGGTCTTCGACTGGCTGATCGTGCATGATCCGTCCGGGCCGATGGACGCAACCCGGAGTGTCACGAGGTCGCCCCAGCGGACGCCAGAATCCCACGCCACCCGAATGGCGAGATCCCACCACGCCGCCCGCCGTAGTCCGCAGCGGTGCCACCGCGGGAGCGTGG